TTAGGACTCCTTTCGTTTGGCACGCTCTGCCTTTGCCTTGATTTCGGCGCTGACTAATTTCTCGACGGATTTGGGCATCGGCCAGCCTGCGCGGTGGGCATTGGCGGTCAGGCTTGTCCACGTGTGGTAGATGAGGCCGAAGGTGACGCCGTAGAATAAGAAGCCTGGGGTGCCCATGACGCGGTCTAAGAGATTGGCTACGGCTGGTAGGGCCATGAGGAATAAGGTGCGGGGGATTCGGGACAGGCCGTAGTCGGAGGAGTAGGACTGGTCTTTTTTGGCGGCGGAGATGCCGGTGATCCAGTCGAGGGCGATTAGGAAGAAGAGGACGATGAGGATGTCTTGGCGGTTGATGCCGTATAGATAGTGAAAGGCGGGCGACACGATTGCACCTGCTGTGGTCGCCCAGGCGTTTGCTGGGGTTGCGATGCTTTCTAGGCTGTGTAGGGATTTCATAGGTTCGTACCTCCTCGCCCCCTTGGGGCAAAAACTTAAGGGAGCCCCGTCAGCAGCTCCCTTAAAATTTCATGCTATTTTTTGAAATAGACTGGACTTAATCAAGTCTGCGGGTGTTACTTTCCCCAACTCATCGGACGTCAAATTAATGCCTGCAAGCAGCAAACATTCAGTCCACTGCCTCCGAGCAATTCAATTGATGAGGTACATTACGGATCAGCAAACCTGTGAGCAGATACAGCCCGTTTGTAATCAGCTTCCAGAAGTCGTAGGGCGTACCGATCCACTCTTGAATAAATCTTGCTATTGTCTCTGTCTTCCATCCTTCTAAATGTTCTGAGTACCTATAAACGTCAAATTGTTCTGGTGGGTAATTGTTATGATTCCATCACAACGGAAACCACCTATCTGTTTCCTCAATGTGGTACTCATCCAGCACGATGGCAACATGGCTATACTGCGAGTTTGTGACTCCCTGAATCAGCCGAGCAAGAGGTAAGCTACCGCGAACAAAAAGAAGGTCAAAGCGCTTTAAGTTCATACGCTTGACCTCCTACCAATTGATCCGATCAACTTCTTCTTTTGTTGTAGCCCCCTCGATCTGCTCTTTCAGTTTCCAATACTTGTTTATCTGTTCTTGCTTATGGTCGCCTGCCTCATATACTACCTCGATAAATTTCTCCCTTGTAAGTGTGACTATACCCGCATCCTCTGTCTTCCATTGGGTTTCTGTCAGCTCAGGCTTTAGAAGGAACAAGGAACTTTGCTGGTTGAAGTTAGCCTGGTCTTCTTCATTAAAACGGAAGGTGTATCCAGTTGAAACAGACTTAAAACCTGCGAAAATCGTTTTGAAGCAGTCGTTATTTAGAAGATCGATCTTCGCTGCCTTCACCTGTTCAAGGGAAGCAGTTGGAGGCATTAGGTCCCATATAATTGTCTGGCTTTTAGGATCGATGTGATATAGGTATTGTGAGAACTTGTCCGAATCCTGTCCATATTCAAGCTGCAATAAACCTACTGTCTCGGGAACGCGTTTTGAAAGCGCTGCAAACGTCTGGAAATCTTGCTCCATTGTGGTTTCTACCACCGCACCCATTCGCTCACCAGTATCTACCAAGACGTTTCCGGTGAGTTTGTCAAAATATATCTTTCTACCTATTTGCAACATGAATATCCTCCTTTTATTCGAACGCAAGCCAACGATAACCGTCATTTGCCGCATTCGTAATTATGAAAACGGTGAAGTAGTTGTCGTAAAACCTAATAGGATCGGCGTAAAGATTGATGTATGACCCTGATACATAGCCACCAGCGCTACGCTTAGCCGTTTTATGAAAGAAGATATCGCCATCAACGGCATTTCCAATAAAGAAATTAATATCGAAGCTATTTGCGGTATTATTTTTATAAACAACTACATAATTAGGCTTAAAACCTAGCCCACTGACTGTGACTGTTTCATCATCTAAAATGGTAAATGTACCAGTGGCCCAACGTTTTCCGTTAAGTGACACTAGTTTATTCACAAGAGATTGGAACCCTTCACCCGATGATGTAGGTATTCCTTTCGCAGTTAAATCCGCTACAATTGTTGATTTTGCTGTAACAAGTTTCGCAATCAACTGCCCGACAGTATCACTAGCGGTTGCAGGTGCCCCAACGATAGAAAAGAGGTCAGACTTTTGGTTGATTGCTTCCATTTCTTGAAGCGCTGCAATTATGTCTTTTAATGTTGCTGTGCTTGGTAATTGATCCATAATCTACCTCCTTTTTACTCAAATGCGATCCACTCAAATGTTCCTGTAGAGGTTGCGACACTATAAAAATTGATCGTGAAGGCTGAAGTGTTCAACACGATGTCTGCAACCATATGATTTTGTCCCCCATTGTTCAAGAATTTGGTACCCCATCGAAAGGCACCATATCCATTAGAAGGAAAAATCAGCACAATTGAAGGTTTAAATTTAAGACCTGATATCACAACTGACTTTGTTGTATTCGCAGAATAATCGACGTTACCTGAACCAGTTGCCCACTTCTTCCCATTCTTTACTAGTGGAATCGCAGCCCGAATATCTGCCCATGTTGATGTAGCAGTGAGTCCGAGAGACATATCCGTACTCAAAGTATTCAACCGATTAGCGATGTCTGTTTTTACCACGCTTTGGTTAATATCCGCTGCGTTTGCGATGTCAATTAAAGCCTTTCTGTCTGCCCCATTTATCCCTTTCCCCATGCCGTGATCCCGAAGAATATCACTTATCATGCACTTGGCACCTCACTTATTACATCGCCATCAGCATCATAGAAAATTGTGACTGTCATCGTACTATCAACCGTCACGCCATCCATTTTGTAATAAACTCGAGTATCGGTCTGATAATTGCCTTTCACATCAGGATTTGAAAGTGTAGATTTCATGTACAAGGTGTTATCCGCTACTCTTCGGTACTCAACAACCTTGAAAATTCCGTATGCATCTTTGCCACTTTTAATTTTCTTGAAATTCGTCAGTTGATCTGCAATCAAACGGCTACTGGCGTCCCGTATAGGGATTTGATTAGCCCCTGTCCCTATGATCTTACCTCCGACACTGGCAGCATCACCCGTGATACTAAAGGCTCCTTTTCCAGCTCCATCAAGACGGGCAATCTTATTCGCCCCATTCGCTGCCACCTCCGATTCCTTGACAAACATATCCTTCGATGCAACGTTTCTGCTATCAACTGATGTAATGATGGAACTCCCATCGGTAGCAAAATACCAGAGTTTGCATTTAGCATCAGCTGTTGCCTGAGTAGTCGTGCTTTTCACTACTCCATCAGAATCCAAGTAAATATACTGACCTTGTGTAGCACTTAACTTAATGCTCCCTGCATTTACATCAAATCGCACTCCATTTACATAGGCCACCCCTGCTGTCCATTGAGCTGTTAATCCGCTTGCTGTAAACTCCAATCCTGAAACCACCGGACTACCAATCACTGTCTGCGCCAAGGCCTCAGTAAGTACTTGTGCGTCAGCAATCCCTTGCTCCATTTTATTCATCCGTGTTGCCGTTACCTTTGTTCCTTGCTGTACAACATCCCCCGTTACGGGGTCAACAATATGGTCAACCCAGGTCGTCTTTTGATAAGCCACTTATACCCCCCTCACTTCCAGAGAAAATTCAAAAGCAACCAACAGCCCGCTGTCACCCTTTACCACCTGCATATTTTTAATTGCTAGAGCGTTACCGTCACTGTCCACCAATACTGCAGACTGAATTCGTCCTTGTGCCTGAACATCGTCTAAGTAAATATATTTGGTCACTTTAAATCCATTTTTAATTGTTTTGTAGATCGGATAGGATCGTAGCGTACCGTCTACGTTAATCAATGCCCCTTTAATCTGATTACTTAAATCATCTTGCAGCAATTCTAATAACCGATTTTGGATGATAGCCAAGCCCTACACCTCCCCTTCTGGATACATCATGTTTGTTAGTGGAAAGTTCACCACATGAAAACGAGTAGCCTCAGCAACCTGCACCGTTTCTCGAAAAATGCGTCCTTCCATATCGTCTTCAGGATAGAACATTCCACAGATTGGATATTCAACCTCAATAAACCGAGTTGGAGCCGAAATAAGGATATCCTCACCTCTGCTGATAACTGCCACCCTGCTACTATTGACATGCAAAGGTCGTATCCACTCAAAATCCTTGGACAACCTAACAGCATTAACTGGTTGTTCTGCTGAGAATTCGAAAACAATCTCCTTATTCGGGAAATCCTCTGTTACTTTCTCTAGCTCTCCAGCAGCTTGCCCCATTGCCTCTAGTACAGATAAAGTAAATGGTGACCTAGCCCAATGCTTTCTTTGAATGTTTTTACGTCGCTCTTCAATGGACTGCAATTGCTTACTTCCAAAGTAGATCCAATCCCAAACATCCAGTCCCCAGGTTGCTGACCATGGGCTAAACTGTTGCAGGATGTCCTCGCGCTGAGAGTTGAAAGCATCTACCGCTGTACCCGCACCTTCCAAGTGGTATTCCGCCACTTCATTCTCGTGCCATTGCGGCGGCAGCAACCGCCGATAGCGCTCTGGAATCATGTCGTCACCACCACGGTTAACGTCGCCACAGAATCAGCAGGCACCATCAAGTTCACTTCCCCGCAATTTAAGGTGTAGCCAGTAAAATCCGTTACGCCATCTACAAAAAAGAGCGCGCCGATCTGTTGGTATACGATCTGAGTACGCCCTTTTAAATAGGTTTGGATTTGCTTGATGATCTGTTCTTGAATTTTTGCCAAATCTGCATCTGGACGTGTAATGACTTTAACATTGACGGCTACTGGAAACACTTTTGCGGGATGAATTTGGAGATCGTGCAGTGCTCGTCGCTTGTCTTCCAACTTCGTCCGTACTTGTTGTGCCAGCTCAGGTGTAGCTGGCTGACCAGCTAAGTCCGTAATGTACACATCAATAGACAGGTCGTGCCGCGCTTTCTCTACGGCGACTGCTCCCCCTACGCCCTCAACATTTCGGGTCCAGCGCTCATAGTCTTGTCTGCGTCCATCCCCTTCTTCTGTTCGAGCCCTGTCTATCAACCTTTGTCTGTAGACATCGTCTTCTTCTGCTACATTCCTTTGCAACCCAAAGAACACACCAATTGCGTCCAAAAACTCCCCGTCCGCCCAAGGAAGGAATCTCTGTAGGAATCCATATTCCAAAAGCTGCTGCTGATCGCTGATTTCCTCCGCAATCGGGTAGCCTAGATCATAGTAGATTTCCCCTTCCTCCGTAGCAGGCGGCGTATCACCACGCTGCTTAGCCAATTTCGCCATCCTGTTCGCCATCCGTTGATAAATCTGGTCAGGCGTCTCCCGAAGTATCGGCATTTCCGGCTTCTCTAACGTTGCCATGCATCCACCTCCATTCTCGTCGAACCACGTATCCCAGCAATCTCCACATACAAAATAACCCGATTCCCCTCAAAGCGGATATCAAGCACCTCCGCGCGTTCAATCTCACTGTGCGCTTCCAGCGCTTCTTGCACTTGTGCCTTAATCACAGGCAGGGACAATGCAGACCTCATTCGCCCCTTGTCGGACAAAAAATCCACGCCATACCGCTCCGAGTAGATCGCATAACGGAACCGCCGTGTATGGAGGATCTTTTTCACCGTCTCCTCCAAGTACTCTACGTAAGTCGTAGTGCGCAAATATCTGCCATCTGGTCCCTGCCTTAGCTGCTTCGTTTCCCAATCGAACCGATATGTCCACGGAATGGGCAACTCGGTTCCTTGCGCAAATATCTCATCTGTCCCTTGCAACTGCGGAAACATCATTCCACCACCCCGAGCAGGAGGTATTGCTCGTTGTTGCATCGCAACAGAGCTACTTTTTTACCCACATCTTCTTGCAACAATCGGGCAGAACGCAGTACAGACAGCTCATACGGCTCCAAGGGTGTCGGGTCCTCGTCGAGCTTTACAGACAAAGGGGACAGCGACAAAAGCTTGCCAAATTCCCCTTGGGTGTTCTCGATGCCGTCTTGTGCATGCCCCCGCAGTTTTGCGATAACCGAATGCATCCCTTACGTCCTCCTTTCCAATTGAAGATCCATTGTGTATTGACCGCCTTGCCAACGCGCTTGGCAGTTGGTGACGATCCAATCGGTGATGGATTTATTGTCCTTTTCCATGATTTTGATTAGCCAGCCTGCGCGAAGTCTCGCAGCATTTTCATCCTCGTGCTTGACCGAAATGGAGCGTGTCTTGGGGATTTTAGACAACTCCGCAAGCTGCTTGGCTGCCAATCCAGCTACGTTTTTGTCCTCTCCTGCGTCGATGACTTTTTGCATACGGCCGATTTGTTTGACCAGGCTATCGTTAGATTTCGTTGCACTGCTCACGACCCGATCATCCCGGTAACGCTCTGCTGTCACAACGGTGTAAACCTCCTCGATGCTCTCACCCGTCGAGCTGCTTGTGAGAAAGCTCGCCTTGAACATCGGGATGATGCTGTTTTTCCCCTCGGGCAGTATCGTCAGCTTGTCTCGCTGGTATTGTACAAAATAGCGGATGCCAGTTTTTTCGTACGCCTGTTCTGTCAGTGATGTAAAGAGAGACGTATACGATTGGGACGAGATCCTCTCCTTGATCGTAAAACCGAATGCCGGGCAGCTAAAATGGATACCTGCCGACTTAATGATTCGTGCAAGCTCTGTTCCTGCATCTCCATCCAGCTTGAGCCTGGAGACTTCGTTTTTTTGCAAATACCAGCCAAGCTCGTATGCTGTTGCAGATAAATCGCCCGTCCGATCGTCCCGGTCAAAACGAACGAGCGGACCATGGAAAAGCTGCTGGGATTCTTTTAACTCTGCACCTGCAAAGAGCATCAAAAAACCCGCCGTTTGCAGCGGCGGGCCTCCCTTGATTTTCACATCACAATTTTGGGCGATTTGTCCCCTGGCCGAGGACCAGGAAAGCTCGGTAACGGCCGGGGTCAGGTCATAGCGGGTCTGTTCTTTTCCGTAAATGACTCTCATTCCATCCACTCCGTTACATTCTGTTTTCTCTTTCCAGCTTTTCGTGAATCATCATTCGCCTGTCCTCGGATTTTCTGCTGTCTATTTTGGGGACCGATTGTTGTTTCTTCGTCTTTTTGGCTACCTTCCCGCTCGTATTCGGACGAGCTGGCTGCTGTCGCATGATGACCGCACCCGGGGATAGAAGCTGCGTCTGATTGCTCCACGTAATGAACTCATCTTTGACAAACAACGGTAGCTCAATCGAGCCATGAAAATCGACGTTTTTTCCTTGGAATTTTCCGTCGCATGGCCCGATGAGCACATTCCACGCCAAATCAAGCTCGTCTATAGTCAAAAGTGCTTCAGAGCCCGTTAAGCGATCCAATCCAGCAAGCCATTGCCTAGGCCCCTGATAGCCCTGTACCTCGACATAGGGGGCCGTACTGTCTCCGGGTAAGATGAAGTCAAAAGAGATGGACTTCGGACGTCTGGAAGAGATGCGATTGCCGGACAATAACGTAATCGATGTTGAGCTTTCGATGTCGTTGCCGTAGCCACGAAACTGGATTTCCGCAGGTGTGACCGGAAAGGTCAGCCTATATTTTCCCTGTAGACGGATCATTTCGTTACCCCTCCCCTCGTCTCTATTGCATCCAGCAGGGATCGCTCGATGATGTCCTTGATTCTCTGCGCAACAGATGGATCGCTGAGCATTTTTAACATGGTTGGGATATCTTGCAGTACGCCTTGTACGTGCAGCGGAATCGAAACTTGAGGAATAGCAATAGAGACAGGCTGCGGATTCCCAGTTGAGTTGCCAACAGGCGAGTGATTCGGAGCAGCAGGACCTGCTTGAATTGCTGGTTTCATAGCTGCAGCTCCCGCAGCTCCCGCAGATGCCGCAGGAGTCTTGTTCTGCCACCACGACTTGATCCCATCATAGAGGGCACCACCTGCAGTTGATCCACCCATGCCACCAATAAAGCCACCAACTATCCCCCCGATTGCTGTACCAATCCCAGGTAACACCGAACCAATAACTGCTCCAGTAGCCGCTCCCGCTGCTGCCCCTCCCCAGCCACCAAGTGCTTCTGCCCCCACTTGTGCTGCAGTATCCAGCTTGTTCGCTGAGCCTGCAATAGCTGTGACACCTAGTAAAGTTCCAAGAAGAGGAACCCTTCTGAGTCCTCCTTTCAGCATTTTTTTCCAGCCACCGCTGGCAGCTTTACCAGTCTCAGCAGGATTGCCGCCACTATCTGGTCCGGGTTGATTTCCTGCAGCAGAGGAGGTAGTTGGCGCACTGTTTTGATTTTTGTTTTTGCCGTCAGTTTTCTCTGCTTCTTTTTGCGGATTACCGCCACCAGCGTCCGGTTGCTTTTTTCCTGCCGTGGAAGTTGTTGGGGCATTGTTTTTTGTTTTCCCGGCTTGTCCTTGGGGCCCACCACTATTCGAAGCAGATTTCTCTCCTGTTGGAGAGCCATCCGGAGAACTTTTTTTCTTTGATTTCTTTTTAGAAGAAGGACTTTGTGTGCCATCGCAGCAACAGCAGCAGTCTTTTCCGCCAGTCTCTTCTTGAGGAAACTTTTCTTTGGTTGTCCGAAGATCTTTGATTTTTCTCAGTTGAGATATTATATGGTACAGAGCACTGCCAAGGATTAGTAATCCTCCGGTAAAAATCACAGTACTTTTTATCGACTCGTTCAAAGAGTTAAACGTGCCCATTACTCCTTCAGCTGCTTTCGAAATCCCTGTATTTATCCCAGACATTTGTTCTGCGTACAGAGTTGCGATCTCCATGGCCTCGTTTCTCGCCATCGCTTGTGCCTGCCCAGTTTTATAATAAGCATCGTTCTGAGCAGACAGCTGATGCGCATTCACCGCTTCATTCCCGACTTTATATGCGCTCTCTTTCCCCATTTCCGGCACAAAAGCCCCTGTTGCCGTATCATTTACTTCTCGCAGACCCTTCGCCATGTCATCTCCGGCATCGCCTCTCAAAGTATCGAATGCACGTTGTTGTAACGTTTGATCCTGGATGCTAGAAAAAGTCATCAGGAGTTTTCCGAGGGCGATATTTATTGTTTCTTTCTCCCCCGTTGCGAGACTTCGATTCAGCGTTGCTATATCTTGGGCGGCCTTGGCCTTTGCATCCTTCTTATTTTGAGCCTTGTAATGCTTCTCAAGGATTGCGGCGAGATCACCATTATCCGACATCTTCATTGCATTCTCATACAACGCACCATACGTTTTAAAATCATTCAAAAGGTTCCCTATAGAGACAAAGGTAGCGGCCATTTTTTCAGGCGTATTCAGCAAATTGCCATTCTGTAGGTTGAAGTGAGCCAGAGACTCCACAAATTTTCCAGTCGCGGCTCCCCCTCCCTTGTTGCTTAAATACTGAACGGCATTTGACTGCCTAACGGTACTTTCATTACCAGTAGAAATCTCAATGGAGCTCATCATTTTCATGATGTCATCTTCCGTAAACCGCGTCGTGTATTTCAGCATGCTTGCTTTTTCTGCATAATTTAAACCATTGGATGCATGCACAAGTTCAGCTTTGGCCATGAGGCTGTATGCTTGATCTTTCTTTATATCAGGGTTGAGCTCACGTATGGTTATGGAAGTCTCTTCTATCTTCAGGAGTTGCTCCTTACTTTTGCCACCAGCTTCAAAAAGTGTGCGTTCTCTTTCTGTCGCCTGAGCTTCTTGGGCAACCGAACTCAGCGTTGTTCCAACAGCCTTTTCGATCATGGGAGTTAGTGAGCCCAGGAGTCCTTTTGCGGAATCGTCAAATTTACCTACTAAATCAAGCGCTCCCATCATTGTTCCTGCCATTCTTTCACCTCCTTGTCCTCCCAGATGTCTACACCCAGCAGAACCCGAAAAAAGCCGGGAGACCTATCCCCCAGCCCTTTCCTCATCCTCAGCCTCAATCATCTGACAAGCAAAAATAAACAGCTTCTGCTTGTACAAATCGACTTCGTACTCGAGTAGATCCGACGGGCGGCCTCTGCCTTTTAGAAAAGCGCGGCAAATATGCCAGGCCTCGCCGTCAGATCGGATTAGTTTTTTGCTTCTTCAATGGCTTCTTCTTCCGTTTGGGCTGCATTGACTTCACGGACCGCATTGAGTAGCTTGGTGTAGCCTTCCGGATTGTCGCGGAAAATTTTCTCGACGAGCTCATACTTGGTGCCAACCTTGTACGCTTTCTTGAGCTCTTCCTGATTCCAAGGGAATTCGTGCTCCGTGGCCTTCACCAAACGCGCATCGTTGTACAGGAACCAATCCGTTTTCTCTCCTTTGTCAGCCATGCGTTCGCAATCACGCAGCTCGGACAAATTCAGTTGGCGTACCTTCCACTCGTCACCATCGATGGTGACGGTGATTTCTTTTCGCGGAGCTTGTTCATTAGCCTTGGCCAAAAATTTCTCGAGTTTGTTTTTGTTCATATTCAAGCACTCTCCTATTCCGTGTAGGTTGGCAATTCATCCAGGTAGTCTGGCTTCTCGATGGAAATCCCTTTCAGATCGTAGGTCGCGTGATCGTTGCCGTCTGCTTTGGCTTCCCACAGCGTAATCTCGTCTGGGTTCAGCACGATATTGGAAATGCGGACGCGTTCGGAGTTGCCGGCTTCCTTGTCCAGCGTCTCGCCGATCAGGAATGGGAGGACTGGGGTCTTGCCTTGCGTCAATTGATCGACGCAGTAGTATTTCAGCGCAGCGTTGGTTGCGGTAATTTTCAATGTCACTTCTACATGCCAGTCGTTGACGGTTTGGATTTTTCCTTTTTGCAGGCGATTCGTATCGCCGTACTCTACTTTGAGAACCATTTTGCCTTCCAAGGTACCGAAGATCGGGTCTCCGTTTTCATCGTAAATTTGGCAGTTCTTCAGTTTAATATCGCGTGCAATAGCCAATTACAGCACCTCCCAGTCAATGTCAAAGTATTCGATGGCATCAAGCGGCTTCGCAGACAAGAGGAAGCCACGGCGATCCCCGATGCCATTCTTTTTATCCGTAAATGTCCAGCCCGTATCAATCGCGCCCTGCTGCTCGCGGACGGTCATGTACGCGTTGACCGCAGAGACAAACACCGCGCCGCCCAAATCGTTGTTGCCGAGCTTACCTTTGTATTTCTTGCCGACTTGGCTGATGTCGTTGACGATCTGATCCAGCGTCATGCTGACACGGATTTTGCCGTAGTCCTCGCGCTCATGTGTACCCAGAACAGCCAGCGTATTGACGGCGCTCTCGATGATGTACACGTCTCCGTCGCGAGTTGCGATCAGCGTTCCAGAACCGAGCGCACTCAAAATATCCGTGTGGCCCCAATCCTTGAGCGCTTTTTTCAATGGAACGACGACGGCCGTCAGCGATTCATGTGCAGGTGTCGCGGCGATCATACCCGCTACCCATGCGGCCCACTCTAGGCTGCCGTATACTTTTCCGTTGTTGTGTTGACCAGCGATAGCAGTGTTCACGACAAACCGGGCATTTTGCGCCACTGAGCGCTCGATGTGCTTCGCCATGTTCTCGTCGTCCGCCGCTTTTCCACCGATTACCAGCGTGCTGAGCTTCTTGTTTTGTGTGCGACGATCGCTCATGAATTGCTTTGCTGCCGCTTGTACAGCCGCATCGTCAAAAGGCAGATACATCGTGTCAAAATCAGCTCCGGACACAGCCATGAACAGCTTGGTAGAGTCAGCTGAGGTAAGCGCTACCGTGCCACTTTTCGCTCCTGTTAGTGCTGTTTCCGGCACGATTGTAACGGCAGTCTCACCCAGCTTTTTCACACGCACATAGTTGGATTGGCTCGTTTTCGCTGCCAACTCATTTGCATCCGCAAACGAAAACTTCTCCGTTTGCAGCGGACCTGTTACCTGAAGTTCTTTTTTACCTGGCTCGGACGTCGAGACCGTGATCGTAACCTTCAGCTCGTTACCTACCAAACCCGGATACAGAGCCTCGACTCTGATTGCATCGGCTTGCTCATACGCTGCTTTTGTGGCTGTGCCATTCGTCATGCGGTACGCGAGAATCGTCGCCCCGCCTTCTGCTGCCAGCTCCACGGTATCGACCTTGCCAAATGTCTGGGCAATTCGCTCTTCAAAGCTCCCCAGTTTGACGAGCTCATCTGGCGCACCCCACTCCGCTTGATACGGTACCAGTACGACACCGCTCTTCGGTACTACACGTTCTTTTGCTTTTGCGATCAGTTCGACCGTTACACCCGGACGTTCACGTTGAATGGTCATGCTTACACCCCGCCTTTGTATTTGGTCAGTCGGCTCTTCACTTGTCCTTCTGCCAGTAGTTGATCATCTGCTTCAGAAAAAAGAGCACCTGCTACCTCGAACCGTTCGGCTCCAAGGTAAGCGGCGCTCTTGATCCACTCTTGTTTGGTTTGCACAAGCTCTGGGGCCTGTGCTTGTTGTTCTTTTCGTGCCACTATGATCGGACCCCCTCTACATCAAATTCGTTGATTTTTTCTGTGACTGCTCTCTGCACCGCCACGTTGTAGGTGAACTGGAACGCGATTTCCGTCCGGTCCTTTTTATCCCGCCAAATACGCAAGGTGGAGCTGTCGATCTCGATGGGCAATCCAGACGTCTTGCCTTGATAACTGAACTGCCTTTGGCGAATAAGCTCACGCAGCGGTTCGGCTGAAAGCGGCTGGTAGACGCCCGCTACCTTTGGATAGTGGAGGACGATGGCTGCTTCTGAGACCACCTGATAGGAAGTGAGGCTTCTTCCTTCTTCACGGACCCCTTGCGTCAAAAGAAACGCGATAGGCGGTTGGAATCGCTGCGCCATCCAATCGTCCACATTCACAACAGTAGACAGCTCAGGATACGCTTCCTTCACCAGTTCACTGAGAACAGCTAGCTCACGATCCATCCAGCTTCCACCTCCCATACTTGCGGTATTCTCATCTGTCTTCGTCACATGTCTCTTCCCCCCACTATTTCACTTCATTTGGCAAGGTATCCACGGCAAATACCCGCCGAGCAGGGAGCGAGTGCCTTTGGCTTTGACTCGCAACATCGTGTGGCGTCAATTGCCGTTTTCCCCGCTCGCCGGACATTTGAGTCGTCGGCGTACATAAAAAGCCACCCGACAGCTTCATCGGATGGCTCGTATCTCTCTTACTTGTTTCGCTTGACTCAAGTATAACCGATTTGAAGGAAAAACCGGGAAAATGACCCGATGTGTCAGGAAGTGTCAACCTTTGTCAGCCTCAACATACTTGTGAAAATAAAAAGAAGCTGTCATCATCAGACAGCTTCTTCTATTAAGCCGGGCTCTGTTTTTCATCATCCAGTCTGCTGTACCTGATCGCCATACATCGCCCATGCCATCTTCATCACGGCACTGCGCTTGATTTCATAATACCGCTGTCGGGACACACCGATTTCTTTGGCAATCAGATTGTTCTTGTCGCCATCCAGCAAAGCTTCGACTATCAAGCGCTCCTGTTCTCCTGGAATTGTCTCAACCGCTTTGTTGATCCGCTCGATTTTATCCTGCAAATTTTGTAGCCTCTTCCATTTCCGCTCCCGGCGTACAACCTCTGCGTGCGTCTTATCACCATTGCTGCCTTTTCCTTTCGGCATCCCTGCATCCAGTCCGTACTGTGCGACCATTCCTTCCCCTGCTTCACGCAAAAAACGCTGGATACGCACGATCTCGATCTGCATGTAATTGTAGTCGCGGATTTCTTCCTCCGCCTTTTGTAGAAAATCTGTAATGGGTGCTTGCTCGCTCGTCCGGGCAAAACCTTCTTTTCTTGTGGATAATGTCTTTTGCTGCCCTTTTGTCTCTTGATCCCGCATGTACTTGTCCCACTCCGGGCAAGAATCAATTTTTCCTACGTGCTTATCATGAACCTGGCAATGTGATTTCTTTCCCCAGCACGTTGCCGGACACACCTCGCATACTACTTCCATGAAAACATCTTTGCTGATCAAGGTACTATTCCCCCTCGGTCATATATATGAAGTCCGTATGATTGCTTATTGCTTATCGGTTTTCGTTGAGTCTTGCGTCTTTTCTTAATCTTTGAGACAAACCGATCTGTCCGATAATGACTCCGACCAATAAAATAACTGCTCCGATTAATGCTGCTTCTATCATTTCGTACGTATCTCCTTTGCATGGTCATTTTCTTGTATAATGAAAAGGGGCAAAGAGGATACTCACCAGTTGTATTCTTTGCCCCAAGCAATTAATGGGGATTCCGATCGTCAGTCGGGGTCTCCTTTTTTTCCTGCTGCTCTTTCTTTTTCTCTTTGTTTGCCTTTAATTGCAGGTTGAACAGATTATTGATCCGAATCTGCAAATCCACCTGCTTAAACGTGACGATTAGAGCAAGGAAGCACACGACAACCGCGAGAACCTGAACGTAATCAATCGTCATCAT